CGACGACGTACAGGTGCGACACGGGCCGGCCTGACCGGGAAAGTTCGCGCAGGCGTGCGGGTACCTTCGCCTTCACGTCGAGCAGCCGTTCGATAAGGGCTTCGTATCCGCCGTGGTCGGGCTTGCCGGCCTGCCAGTCGGCCAGGCACACGACGAGAGCGCGCTCCTCGAGCACCTCGGTCGGTGGCTTGGGCCGGCGCCGCTTGATCTCCTTGATGAGCGCGTCGACGTCGGGCTTCTCGTGGCCAGACGCTGGCCGGACGACCGCCCGGTAGTAGAACAGGCGCTTCTCGTGGTTGTCCCACGAGCGGACCTGTACCGGCTGGGACTCGTCGACCTCCCACGCCTTCGGGTCGAGGCCGAGGTTCCACAGGATGTGTGACCAGTCCTGCGGCGGGGTCGACACGTCCGTGACCGTCGTGATCGTGCCGGCGGCGGTGTCGATCCCGGGCTCCCAGCCCTTCGGGTGGGCGCGCGCAGGACGGCGTGCGTCCTCGAGGTCCCGCTGTGTGCTCAGGAACGGGTCACTCGACATAGCGGCGCCGGAAGTGTCCGACCTGCTGGTACGAGACGTCGTGGCCCCAACGCTTCAGCACCGTGCTGATCGTCTGATGACTGATGTCGCGGTTGCGGAGCGCCCGGTCGAGGGCGTCGCGACGTTCGTCGTCGAGCAGCGGGATTATCCGGTCCCACCATCCCGGGTAGCCGTGCTTCTGCTCTGACTGCACCTGCTCGAACTCATCCACGAGGCCTCCCCAGGTCTCAGACGCTGGGAGTATTACCCCCCGGACGGCGGGAGTCAACGATGACCGACATCAGGGTCCGCAGGGCGCTGATCTCGGCGTGCAGGTTGCGGTTCTCCCGCTCGAGCTGCGACAGCTTCTCGTCCATCTTCGTGAGCCGTGCGGACATCCGCCAGGCGGCAGCGCCGATGGTCGCGAGCGGTGCGACGTAGGCAAAGACCATCTCGATTTCGGTCATCGCCGCATCCCCTTGGCCAGCAGCTCGGTCCACTCGCGGTGCGACAGGGCGTCGAGGTTGTCGGGCTCGTCGTCCGGCTCGCCCGGAACCGGACCCGAGGACAGGCCGGCGGCGAGCGCGTTGATCGTCGGCATCACGGCGTACAGGTTGCGGCCCGGGCAGGCGGTCTCGCCGACCTCGCGGTGCGCCGTGTACGCCGACGGCCCCCAGGTGCCGCCGTGCCAGTCGGCGAACTCGGCCAGGTCGTCGATGGCGTGCGGCGGGAGCGGTTCGACGTCGTAGTTGCCGAGCACGCAGATCGCGTGGCCCTGCTGGTTATAGCCGCGCGTGTGGGCGCCGGCGGTAGCCCATGGGCGGCCTAGGTAGAACTTGCGGTCACGCGGGCTGTACAGCGCCTGGTAAGCGATGTCGCGCCAGCCTCGAGTTTCCTTGTGAAACGCTTGGATGCCGCGGACGACCTCGGGTCCACCGTCCCTGCCTGCCGAGTGGTGCAGGAACAGGTACCGGACCGGTGCTGCGATGTCCTTGGCCCTGCCGGCGGCGAGCTGCGCGCCCCAGTCGATGCGGTGGACGAACTCCATCAGTCGCCCTGGCGTCGCCGGTGGGCGAGTGCGGCCTCCTTGAGCGGCACGATCGCGGCGGCCACGCCTGCCGCGACTGCGGACAGGAGTGCGGCGCCCTCGACGGCGAACGCGTAGGTGCCGGCGAGCACGCCGATGAACGCCTCGATGAACGTCCAGAAGGTGCGGTGGGCGGTGTCCATCCAGTCCATTATGGCTTCTCCGGCCAAACGACGAGGTCGGGGTCGTTGTAGTCCTGCGGGATGTCGCGCAGCTGCTGACGGTACGCGGCCCATGCGGCTATGTCGGGAGCGGTCAGGGCGTTGTCGGCGAGCTGCGTCCAGTCGCAGGCGGCGAGACGGCGGTCACGCTCGGCACGGACGGCCTCCCACTTGACGTCGTGCTCGACCTGGACCCACTTGTCGTCGAGGGTCTTTTTGGTTGGCTTTGGACCGTCGTCGTGGATGGTCAGCGAGGCGTAGTCGTTGCCGTTCAGCGACCACAGACGACCCGGATACTCGCGGGTGAGGACAAGGGCGTAGTCGGTCATGCTGCCACCTCGATAGCGACGATGATGCTTGACGAACGGCCGGTCCGAGCAGCGTCCGCATCAGTCGAACCGCGGTTGACGTACACGGTGTCGGTCGTCGTGTGCGAATGGCTTACGACTACGTCGTAGGTAACCGCCGAAGTTGTCGCGGGACTGTGGAGCGCCATGAGGAATGTTCCGCTGGTCGCGTTTGTGTCCGCGTGTCCCCAGCCGGTACCAACCTGCTGGCGGCTTCCCGCCGCGGCCCCGACGTCAATAAGCGTCCCGCCCGCTCGGAGCGCTGCGTACTGTCGTGACGCGGCAGCGCGGCCACCTGTGATTTGGCACAGGACGAGCACCTTGGACGTCGCACTCGTCGGCGTAAAACTTAGGCTGAGTCCGGTGACGGTCGTGCTTGCTCCGAGAGCGACTGACGCGCTGAAGGTGTCGGTCTTGACGACGCTGACCACGTTCGAGCCGATACCCACGTTGGCCGCGTCGAGGCCGGCGTCTATGGCGTTGGCAAGCGCGAGGGAGTCGGCAGGCCAGTCCGAGACAAGGTCGGCAGCCTCGACGTACGGGATGTTCCAGGGTGCGCCGGTGTCGGGCATCGGGTGCTCCTATGCGTTCTGCCACTGGAGCGTAGCAACGACGTCGCCCCAGGTGGCCGTGTTGGGAATGTCTGCCCAGCGGGTCTGATAGATCGAGTAGCGCTCGTCCGAGGCGAACAGTTCGACGTTGGCGAACGTGTCGCTGAGCTCGAAGTTGATGCCCTCGACGAAGCCAAGGAACTCGCCTCCAGCAAGGACGGACGTGGGGACGTTCGTGACTTGCAGGTAGTCGTTGACGGGCGTCTGCAGGAGATTGTCAGCGAGGCTGTCGGCGACGCTGTCGATGCGGACGCGCAGCGGGCCTTGCAACTGCGGCGCTGGGAACGCCTGCAACGCCGTGTACCGCTCGGCGAACTCGACGGCGTCGCCGGAGTCGTCGAGGATGGTCGTGACGTCCTGGACGTAGTAGCCGTACTCGGCGACCGAGTCTGCTGCCGTGTAGGTGACGGTGCCGCCCGACCAGGTCAGGTTCGTCTGGTTGACGAGGTCGTCCAGGGCCGCGTTGGCGAGGGCTGATACGGCGAGGACGTCGGGAGCGTCGAGGACGAGCGGTGCGCCGAGCGATGCGCCCTGCCGGCGGGTGGAGTCCGCGTATCCGACCCTGCCGTCGCCGGTCTCGTAGATCACGCCGCCGCCGGAGAACGCGGCAAGGTTGACCTGCCCGGTCACGCCGGTCGGCACGTCCGTGAGGGGCTCGACGAGGTACAGGCCGTCGTCGATGATGGACGTGTCCGGCCCGTAGTTGGCCCACGTCTTTGCAGCATCGACCTGCTGCCACTGCTGCGTGAGGGGCTGCTCGGCCCACTGCTCGCCGAGGCCGGAGGTCAGGAGGCTGGCGATGCGGACGCCCTCAAGCTGCTGGGCGAGCGTGTCGTTCTGATCGCGACGGGCAGCCCGGGCTAGCGGTCCAAACGCCTGGACGGTCACAAACGTGCCGAGCGACGGGAAGAACTGCGCCTGCACGGACTGCACACGCCCTGTGAACACCCGGACGGACCCGCCGGCGTTGAGGGCCACGTCGACGGTGACGACCTCACCGACCTCGGGCGGCGTGGCAGGGTCGGCGAGCACGGCGGAGCAGTAGCCGGGGTTCACGGGCTCCCAGTAGGCCTGACGGCCACGCTGAATGAACACCGAGTCGACCGTGTCGGCGGTGTGGTCGGTACCGCCGATGGTCACGGTGACGTTCTGCGTCCAGCCCATTACTGCGGCACCCCTGGTGCGGTGAGGCGGTTGCGGCGTGCGGCCTCGAGCTGCCGCTCGATCTCGCGCTGCACCTGGTAGACGGAGCCGACGACGCCGGTGACGTTGACCTGCACGTTGCCGGTCTGTCGCTGACCTGCAGGGGCCTGCCGGGTCTGCTCGAGCAGACGCTGGCGCTGTTCCCCGGAGCGGAGTCCGAGGTCGGGGACGGCAGCGCCACCCCCAACGAAGCCCGGGGGCAGGTTCTGTCCGGTGACGACGGTCGCGGCGCCTGCGCCTGCAAAGCCGGCGACGATGGGGTTGGCCACGATCAGGCGGAACGCGCCCTGGACGGCAGCGAACGCCTTGAGGGCTCCGTTGAGGGCGACAACGCCTGCAGCGACCTTGAGCACGCCTTCGCCGATGCGGACGAGCTTCTCCGGCTCGACCGCGGTGATGTTGTCGACGAAGCCGCGCAGGGCCGGCAGCAGCTCCTGGACAACGGGAAGCAGTTCTTCGCCGAGTTCGACGCGGAAGTTCTCGAGCTCGGCCTGGAGGATGCGCTGGGAGTTGGCGAGGCCGTCCGAGGTGCGTGCGAAGTCGCCCTGCTGCAGGCTGGTCTGGGCGAGGATTTCGGCGTAGGCGGCGAGGGTGCGCTGCTGCGGGGTGAGCGCCTCCTCGGTGGTCTCGATGATGCCTTCGGCGAGGGCCCGGTTCTTGAGCGTGGCCGCGTCGAGGAGGACGCCGTACTGGCGGATGGGCTCGGACTCGCCTCGGAGTGCAGCCCCGAGGGCGGTGATCGCGGTGTCGACGTCGGTGTTGTTGAACGATGCGAGGTCGGCGGCGAGGGTGACAAGTTCGGTGGTGAAGTCGACGAGGTCGGTTCCTGCGAGTCCTGCGGAGGTTCCGAAGATGCCGAACGTCTGAGCGGCGCTGAGGGCCTGCTGACGTGACTGTCCGAGTGACTGTGCGGCGCTGGCGGCGAACGTCTGCAGCTGCGCGGCGGCACGGCGTCCGAACACCTGCTCGACCGCGGACGATGTCTCGCCTAGGTCTGACGCTGCCTGGACAGCGGACACGCCGATAGCACCGATAGCGCCGATGACGCCGGTGGCGACACGGGAGGCGGACTCGACGGATCGCGAGAACTTCTGGAAGTCACTGCCGGCTCGGCCCATGCCCTTGCCGAAGTCGGACACGTCGGCCAACAGGCTGAGCTTGAGGGTGCGGAGGGTCTGCGATGCCATTACTGCTTCCCCCACTCGTTGGCGACCTTCTGAGCGCCGTTGATCCAGCGGCGCAGGATGTCGGGCTGCAGGCGCTTGAGGCGTGGGAACAGCCACCAGCCACGGTTGCCACGGCCCTCACGCGGCGAGCGTGGCGGGCCCTGCAGGCCTCCTCGAGCGCCCGACCGGCGCTGGGCGGCGTTGCGGAACCGTGCGCGCTGCCTGGCCTCGGGCGAACCGAACTCGGACAAGAACAGGATGGAGCCGGCGGCGACACGGCGGCCGTCGTCGGTTGTGTACCGCTTGGCACCGCCAAGCGTGACCGACGGGACCCGGTCGCGGGTGGCACGAGCGGACTGCGCGACGAACGAGGCCTGCTCGGGATACCAGTTGGTGCCTCGAGCGGCGTTGCGGAACTCGTCGGCGATGTCCTGGCTGATCTCTTTGGACAGGTCACGCAGGTCCGTGCCGGCCTGCTTGTCCATCCGCGAGAAGGCCCGCAGGATGCCCTGTATGTCGCGGTCGTTCAGCCGGATGGTCACACGTCCACCAGTGCTTTTGGCGGTCGTGGTGGCCATTTCAGCGCCTCCTGCGGCTACTGCCGGAGCAGCTCCTCGGCGGTGAGGAGGTCTGCCAGTTCGGTCCATGCGGTCGGTGCGGTGCCGGTCGCTACGGCGACGCTCACGCGGCGTCGTCCGAAGCTTCCGGCGGGGTAGGGCCCGGGATGTCGCCCTGTCGGAACTGCGGCCAGCCGGTCAGCGCCTTGACCCACGAGGGGAAGTCGCCCTGGTGGACGCCGGTCCGCTTCGCGGCCTCGTAGCCGAGGTACGCGACGTCCTTCGCACCTGGAGGGTTCTGCTCATCCCCGAAGGTGACGAAGGAGCGTCCGGCCCAGCTCTCCCAGCCGATCCAGTCCGCGAGCTCGAGCTCGAGGTTCAGGTGGCCCCGGTCTCGGTGTTCTACCTCGACCCTGGTTCCGGTTGCCATGCTTCTCTCCTATCAGGCTGCCACGATGGTCGGGACCGTGTTCCGGTCGCCGGTGAGGGTGAACGAAATCTGCGATGCGTTCGGACCCTCGCCGGACATCGGCGGGACCTCGGGGAACACCTTGCCGGTGATCGTGGTGTCGAGGTTCGGGCCGTCGGCGACGAGCGTGAACGTGAGGGACGTGTCCGGCGCGTTCAGTGCAGCGGTGGCGAGGGCGTCGCACAGGCCGTTGGTCGTGCCCCAGTCCGAGTACATGTTCACGTCGAGCGTGTACTCGAACGTGAGCGTCTTGTACACGGGGCCGTCGAGCGTCTCGAGGACCTCGCGGTTGTTCGTGTAGGTGAACGTGGTGCTGATGGTCTGGGCATCGAACGCGTCCGAGTCAATCGTCAGCGTCAGGTCCTGCCCGGTAAGGACGGTTGCCATGGGACGTGCTCCTTAGCTTGGGGTGGTAAGGGTAGTGACCTGTACGTCCGAGACGAGAAGGTCGGATGGGCCGATGGTCTCGACGGACGGTGGGGACACGTCGCCGACCTCCCAGCCGCGGGGCAGGTTGTCGAGGACGGCGAACACGAGCGTCTCGAGCTGGTCGAGCGAGCCTTGGTTGTCGAGGTTGGCGACGATGCAGGTGAGCCGGAACGACACCTCGACCTGCGGGGTGCCAGGCCTACCGAGGGTGACCGGCGCGATCCACGGGTTGCCCGGGACGATGACGACGGTCGGGGGGACGACGACGGGCGGTGGGAACGCCGAGGTCGAGTAGTCGATGCCGGCGTCCTCGAGGGCGCTCGCGAGCGACTGTCGGAGCGTCTTGAGGTTCATCCGACCATCGTCCCCACGTCCATGTGCGGGGCAAGGAGGCCCTGCACGCGGCCGATGAGGCTACGGCCGAGGCGGAACGGTCCCGGCTGGAAGTCGACGCCTTGGATGGTGCCGCCAGGGGCGACGCGCGCCTGCCAGATCTCGACGGCGAGCATCATGCACGCCTCGAGGACGAGCGGGTCGTCCTCGTAGACGTCCTCCGATGCCTGGTCGGTGACGAAGCCGTAGGGGATGACCGCCTGCTTGTCGGCGACCGGCGGCTCGCCGTGGACCTTCGTGAACGTGAACGTGTTGTACAGCTGCTCCTGCGTCGGCAGGTAGGAGTACGGCCAGTAGGTCGGCCAAGGCCACAGCGGCCTCGGGGGCTGCTCTGCCGTGTAGCCGATAGCCGTGATCGTGGCCGGCCCGTTGAAGTGAGCCGGCAGGCCTGCGATCGTGACGGACTGGCCGACGTACAGCCGGTGGAAGCCGACGGTGCGGGCGGTGACTGAGGTGCCCTCCTCGCAGCACAGCTGGTCGACCGGGTACTGAAACCGGGACAGCATGGACAGGACGAGGTTGGTGGCGGCGGTCGACACGTTCGTGAGCTGCGCGTCGGGGTACAGGTCTCCGACGCCGAGCACAGTCTTGAGTTCGTCGAGGTCGACGTAGTTCGCCATGGGAGGGCCTCCCCTAGCCGGGGCCGCCGCTCAGGAGAGGGAAGCGGCGACCCCGGCGGTCGGTCACGGGGTGACGGTGAGGTAACGCGCGGCCGTGGGGTGCTTGAGTGCAAGCGCCACGTAGCCGTAGACGGCAACCTCGACCTCGAGGCTGGACACGTCCTGGACCGAGACCTGGACGGGCGCGCCCGCGGCCTCGTAGAACGTTGCGAACGCCGACGGGTAAACCAGACCCGCGTAGTTCGCCGTAGCGTTCGGGTTGACGACCAGGTCAAGGCCGGCGACGGTGCCGCGCGTCGAGCCCTGGACGATGACCCCGTTCGCGTTGCTGGGCTGCGCGGCAGCGAACAGCGGACGTCCATCGGAGTCGACCTCGTCCATCAGCTTCTCCCAGGTCACGGCGTTGGTGCCGGCCGGGTTGACGTGGAGGACGTTGGGCGTGAACCGCATGACGCTGTAGGAGTCTGCGATGCCCTGCACGATGGCCTTGTAGATCGTGGTGCCGTCGGACTGCGCCGCCGAACCGTTGGCCTGCAGGTGCGC